TAGACCTGACCGCAGTTATTTGATTTCTGGTTTGGGGACTGATGGAAGTTATGGAGAAGGCAGTCGAGTTATCCAGTGGGGATGGAACCCAATTGGAGGGGCGAGTGGTTTTGACACCCCACTTACACCTAATTACTTGATTGGAAGAGGTCAATTGGGTACACTAACTGTAACGATAACGTAGGAGTTAATCATGGCAAAAATGGAATCAGACGCAGCAGATAAAAAACAAGATGTTGCTTTAATCAAAAAAGCGTTTAAACAGCATGATGCTCAAGAACACAAGGGCGGCAAAGGCACTTCATTGAAGTTGGCCAAAGGCGGCAAAACTAATGCCCAAATGTTGAAGTATGGTCGCAACATGGCAAAAGTTATGAACCAGCGCAGTTCTGGTCGCGGGGGTTAATATGGCTAAATACAGCATGAAAAAAGGCGGTAAAGAAGTTGGATCTGCGGCTGTGTATGCAGAACCTCATACAGCAAAGGGTAAGAAATTAACTATTTCTGACAACCCCGGCGGCGTATCAAACAAAGAATATTTGCTTAATTCAAATGTATCGGTTGCAAATACACGTAGTAATGAATATCCACCTATCAAAACTGATGGAATCAAAATCCGTGGCACTGGCGCGGCAACCAAAGGCTTGATGGCAAGAGGCCCGATGGCATGAACTATACGCAGCTATTTGATACGGTAAAAGCTTACTGCGAAAATGATTTCGCGGATACCGTGTTCACCGGTTCAACTGGGGCTGCAAGTACTTTCACAAGCAAAGAGCAAGTAGATACGTTTATTCGTCAGGCTGAACAACGTATATATAACTTTGCGCAACCGCCAATCTTACGCAAAAACATGTATGGCGAATTTACTGCTGGTACAAAATATTTAAATTTGCCAAGTGATTTTTTGTCAGTTTATTCTTTAGCGGTTCTTACCAATCCAGCAGTAGACGTGCTTTCCAGCCCACAAGAATTTTTAATCAACAAAGATGTAAGTTTTATTAGGCAAGCGTATCCAACCCCAACAGATACAGGTATTCCGATGTATTACGCATTATTCGGAAGCACTGTTGGAACTAATGTACCTACTCCGTATAATGAATACTCTTTAATTGTTGGGCCAACACCAGATTTATCTTATAAAGTCGAGTTGCATTATTATCACTACCCCCCGTCTATTGTGGATGAAGGTACATCATGGTTGGGTGATAATTTTGATACCGTATTGTTATATGGCTCACTGGTTGAAGCTGTGGTGTTTATGAAAGGCGAGTCAGACGTTGCCGGAATGTACAAAGCCCAGTATGATGGAGCATTGCAGTTGTACAAACAAATGACTGATGGCAAAGAGCGTCAAGACGCATATCGTTCTGGTCAAGTTCGTTTAGCTGTCCAATAAAAGAATTTTTGGAGTAATACAATGGCAATCACACAATCACTTGCAACAAGTTTCAAAGTACAGCTTTTGCAAGGTACACAAAACTTTTCTAGTAACACGTTTAAAATTGCGCTTTATACATCCTCGGCTACATTGGATTCGACTACGACTGTATATACAACATCAAACGAAGTTACGGGTACAGGGTATACCGCAGGTGGCAACACGCTTACTGTGTCTACAACACCAACATCTTCCGGTACTACGGCGTTTATTTCGTTTACCAATACTTCTTGGACAACCGCAACATTTACTGCTAGGGGCGCTATGATTTATAACGCCACTAACTCGAATGCATGTGTAGCCGTGTTTGATTTTGGTGCTGATAAAACGGTCGTAGGTGGCACGTTTACCATTACATTCCCCGCCGCTGACGCATCAAACGCGATTATCCGTATTGCTTAATAGGGAGTAAAAATGGCATTCGTCCTTAATGATCGCGTTTTAGAAACCTCTACCTCAACAGGTACGGGTACTTTTGCGCTTGCTGGCGCACCAAGTGGATTTCAATCTTTTCTCTCTGGTATTGGTTCTAGCAATACAACGTACTACACTATTGTTAACACGGCGGCTAGTGAGTGGGAAGTTGGCCTTGGTACATTAAATGCTGGTGCTACAGTTCTTACCCGAACAACCGTTCTTTCATCGTCTAATAGTGGTTCGGCGGTTACTTTTACTGCTGGTACAAAAAACGTATTTTGTACTTACCCAGCCAGCCGTTCAGTTAACTTACAGCCTGACGGTGCAGCATTAAAAGCTACCATAGCTGGTACAGTGGAATCCACCACAGGTGGTTTTAAGTTCCCTAACGGCACGACACAAATAAGCACTGCGCAAGCGTCCCAAGTTACTATTCCTTTGGGTGTTAATGGAATTATTGTGCAGTCCAATAACTATTTGTTCCGTGATGCCAATGCCACTACATCTAATTTGGTTGCTATGACACCTACCGCAAGATCAACAAACTTTGTTGTTGCTGTTGGTTCTGTAACCGGCGGGTCTTCGTATACTAACGGTACATATTACAACGTACCTTTTACTGGTGGTACGGGTTCCGGCGCTACAGCGGCTTCAATCGTGGTTAGTGTGGGCGCAGTGACTTCTGTTAACTTGTACAACAATGCAGGCGCATTTGTTACTGGTACTTTAGTTGGTGGTTCTGGGTATACAAACGGTACTTATTCCAACGTCCCATTAACTGGTGGTTCTGGAACAGGTGCTACAGCTACAACAATCACTGTTTCTGGTGGTGCTGTGACTTCAGTTGTTTTACCGGCTACAGGTACAGGCTATAACTATGTTGCAGGTGACGTGTTGTCAGCATCAACAACCACTCTTGGCGCGGGTTCAAGTTTTACTTTTACGTTAACCGCTGTCTCATCCGCTACGGTTTGGGGTTCTGGTTATGCTTACGGCGATACACTTTCTGCTTCGGCAGCAAATATCGGCGGTACTGGTTCTGGTTTTTCCGTTCCTGTCACTTTGCTGTCGGGTGGCGGGGATGAACTGGAAATGGACGGTTTGAAGGTGAGCGCGTCTTGCACGACAAACGGCATCATCAACGTCTACATCGACGCAAGCCCCGGATATATTGCCGGTGGTCGCACTTTTGCTTACACCCTCAATTAATTAAGGAGCTTTCAAATGGCTATCATTCAATCAGGTGCAAACAGCACCGTTCTTCAAACAATCGACCCAACATTTTTAAGCGCTCGCACTTCAGAGCGACCCCCAGAGATTTTGGGCGCTTACAGCATGGGCTTGGTTTCCGGTGCGCTAACTACCGTAGCCGCTGGTGGTACTGTATTCTCATTCCGTTGGGCACCTTCTACAACTACCCAGTTGTGTATGGTTCGTCGTGTTGAAATTGGTTTTGCAACTACCACTGCTTTTACTGCTGCTCAGTCTCTTTCATATTCAATGCAGATTGCTCGCGCATTTACTGCCTCTGATACTGGTGGTACAGCAGCATTGTTTACACAAACTAACACCGGCAAACTGCGTACAACAATGCCAACATCAGCATTTTCTTCTGGTGGTCAGTTGATGATTGCTAACACTGGTGCTAACACTGCCGGTACACGTACTTTGGATACGCAAACTATCGGCTTTGTACAAGGTGCTTCGACTGCTGTTGGTACTGTACTAACCGCAACACCAGTCTTCCAACATTCTCCCGGTGACTACCCATTGATTTTGGCCAACAACGAAGGCTTCATCATTAACAACGTCATATTAATGGGCGCGGCGGGTGTTATCAACTTAACTGTCAATGTTGAATGGATGGAATTGGCTGCTACAACTGGTAACGCAATCGCTTACTAATAACGGGGGCTTCGGCCCCTTGTTGAAAGGCTAGTATGTTTGGTTTAGCTCCGTTTGCAGGCGCTCCGTTTTCGAGCGTATTACAGTTCACAGCATCAGTGCCTGTGACGGGGCTTGTTGCCAACACACAACTTGGCACTCTTAGCGCAACTACAGGTATCAGTGTTACGCTGACGGGGCAATCTGCTACAGCGACTTTGGGCGTTATTGGAAACCCAGCAAAATGGTCTTTAGTTATAACGGTGCAATGATATGAAACAGATAGTCCCCTCACGTACTCTTGAAGATGGCTCTATCGAGTCTGAGCATGAAATTGAAGTTGTTTGCTCAAATTGCCAAGATCCTATAAGTCAAGAAGAAGAAGATACAGGCGTTTGCACATGTTGTGGGGAGCCTTGGTCTTATTTGCAAAGCGTAAATGTATTTGCAACTTCGCTTCCCGCAATTGAAGTTAATGTATTCAAATTTATTTAAGGTAAACCCATGTCAACCTATTCAACCAATCTTGCTCTTGAGCTAATCGGTAACGGAGAACAAGCCGGTAACTGGGGGCAGACCACAAATACTAATTTAGGCACATTGCTTGAACAAGCAATTTCTGGATATACGACTCTTGCTATGGCTAATTCGGATCAGACGCTTGCCATGACACAAGGCGCTTCCGCTACTGCCCGAAATATGTTTATTGAGCTAACTGGTGTGTTGACTGCCGCGCGTGTTTTAAATGTTCCAGCTAATAAAAAGTTATATTTTATATATAACAATACGACGGGTGGTTTTGCTGTCACTGTCAAAGTGGCGGGATTAACAGGAGTCTCTGTACCAAACGGCACAAAAACAATTTTAGTCTGTAACGGTACAGATATTATTAATGCTACTTCTTTTCTCGGTAGTAGTGGCGTATTACCAGTAGCAAATGGTGGTACTGGAACTGCTACACCTAGCCTTGTTCAGGGTACAAACATAACAATATCAGGCACTTGGCCCAATCAAACTATTTCCGCATCTGGTAGTGCCGGTGGCGTAACAACATTTAGCGCTGGTTCAACAGGTTTTTCACCAAGTTCTGCTACATCTGGTGCAGTGACATTGTCTGGTGTATTAAATGTGGGAAATGGTGGCACTGGATCTTCATCTGGCGTTGCCGCGTCTATTGTGCAGGCGGGTACGTTTAGTTCAGGAGTTTATACTTTTAATTCAGCCAGTACCGTAGCTTTTGGCGCATCTAACCCATCTTCAAGTTTATGGAGAATGTACGTCTCTAACGTAGCTGGTAATCCAGCAATTGTTGCTGAGAGAGGAAGTGACCAATTTGGAAATTCTTTAGTTTGCAATGATAGCGTAGTTGGTTCAGCTTTTACAAGACCTTATATTACTTTTAGCAATAATAATACGGGTTTAGCCGCAATTACAACATCAGATGGCGCTACTATTGTTTATGGCACGGGATCTGACTATCGTTTAAAAACAAATGTAATGCCTTTAACGGGCTCAACGGCTAAAGTGAAAGCGCTTAAACCTTGTTCATTTAATTGGGTTAAAGCACCTGAAATTGAAAGTGACGGATTTATAGCACATGAATTGGCCGAAGTCGTACCGCAAGCAGTTGCTGGTAAAAAAGATGCTGTATATCCTGACGGATCTATCAACCCCCAACAAGTAGATTTGTCACATATAGTTCCATTGTTAACCTCTGCTTTACAAGAAGCTTTAGCTCGTATTGAAGCATTAGAAGCCAAAGTAGGCTAAAACATGTGGATCCCATCAGCATCCTCTTTGCCGCTAACGCTTGTGTTGCCGCAATCAAAGAAGGCTGTGAGCTTTACAAACAGGCTAAAACTTCTTTCATGGAAGTCAAGGCCACTGTGGATGAAGCAGTTGGGGTTGCTAAGGAAGTCAGAGGTTTCTGGGCAAAACTCTTCGGAACAAAAGCTGACGACACGCCCAAGTCTGTGGCGAAAAAGAAAGAAACCTACGTTGCCGTCGACGAAACCAAAGTCATGGCGGGAATTGTTGAACAACTTACGCAATTCTTTAAACTTCAAGAACAACTCGCCGCGCACATAAGAGAAGAAGAAGAGAAGAGCAAAAACGTCTACGATCCTGATGCTAACCTGATGGAAGCCGCGCTCAAGCGGGTGATGGCGCAAGATCAAATGGCGGCGTTGGAGGTAGAGATTCGAGAGGCTATGGTCTACCAAGCCCCGCCTGAGATGGGTGCGCTGTATTCCAAAGTCTTTGAAATGCGGGATGTTATTCAGCAAGAGCAAGACAAGGCAAGAAAGAAGCGGGATGAAGAATCATGGCAACGCAAAGAGGAGGAACGCCTACTAAGAGAAAGGCAAACGTATCTACTAGTGACTTTTCTTTGCCTCCTATACTTGTGGTTGCTGATAGGCGTATTGAGCAGGATTGGGAAATAGTCATGGGCTGGATAGCGGCTTGCGTCTTGGTGGTGTTTATGCTTCCTTTGCTTGGGATGCTTTATCTTGACGTTTTAGAAGCAAAACAACAGGCTAAAACCCAGCTTGAAAAGGTTGAAAAGTTAAGGCGTGAAGTTGAACAAAAAGAAAGGGAAAAATAATGGAATGGCTTAAACAAATTGCTCCCACTATAGCTACAGCGCTTGGTGGCCCATTAGCGGGATTAGCCGTTGATGCTATCTCCAAAGCGGTTGGAATCGACCCTAAAGACGTTCAAGCGACCATCGATCAGGGTAAGCTATCTTCAGACCAAATAGCACAGCTTAAAAGCGCTGAAATCGCTATGGCGGCTCGCGCACAGGAGTTGGGCTTAGACTTTGAAAAACTAGCCGTAGACGACCGTAAATCAGCGCGAGATATGCAATCAGCTACGCAGTCTTGGATACCCGGAACGATGGCAATTTTTGTGACCATAGGTTTCTTTGGAATTTTAATTGGCTTGATGACCGACCATTTCAAAACATCTGATGCGCTGATGTTGATGTTGGGTTCTTTGGGTACAGCATGGACTGGCATCATCGCTTTTTATTTTGGAAGTTCTGCGGGTAGCCAGAAAAAAGACGAGTTACTCCATCAATCGAGTCCCACAAAATGAATCTTACTGCCAACTTTTCTTTACATGAACTGACAAAATCAGAAGTAGCCTTGCGTTTAACCATAGATAACACGCCCGGTGAAGCTGAAATTGAGGCTTTGCGTTTGTTGGCTGAAAAGGTTTTACAGCCCGTGCGTGACCATTACGGCGTTGGCGTCAAAGTGAATTCTGGCTATCGTAGCCCAGAAACTAATCAAGCTGCGGGGGGCGCAAAGACCTCAGACCATTGCCTTGGAAGAGCTGCCGACATAGAAATTCCGGGAATCCCCAACGCAGAGCTTGCTCATTGGATCATGTATAACTTAGAATATACCCAGCTCATCCTTGAGTTTTACACCCCCGGCATACCTGATAGTGGCTGGGTGCATGTTTCGTATGACCCAAACAACCTGAAAAAACAGGAGTTGACCGCCATGAAGGTCGAAGGTAAAACGCAATATGTTTCAGGACTTATAGCCTAATGCCATTACAAAAATTAAAATTTCGTACAGGCGTTAATAGAGAAGGTACAACCCTTACCAATGAGGGTGGATGGTTTGCTTCGGACAAAATTAGGTTTCGTTCAGGTTCTGTAGAAAAACTTGGCGGTTGGGTTCGTGATTCTGGGACTATTGCCCCCACTGCGCCAACAGGCACATTTGTATCCGGCGGGACATCAACATCTACCCCCATTACAGGAGGCGCTGCATTTTGGGGCGTGGTTCGATCCTTGCTTAATTGGATTAACTTAAGTGGTAATAACTTACTTGGTATTGGTACGAGTTTAAAGTTTTACATCCAGAACTCTATTAACGGCGCATTTAACGACATTACTCCTATTCGTTCAATATCAACCGCTGGAGCAGTAACTTTCAAAGCAA